AAACAGTAGTAGAACGTTTGAATAACGATATTGCAGCCGCAGAAGCTCGTTTAAACGCTACCATTGCTCCTTACGTATCCCAACAAGCAGAAGCAGACCGTGTGCTGGCACTTATAAGTCAGTATGTAGCAAGTAACGATATTAAAGCACTACAGGGTTTAATTGGTGCCCGCCAAGACGGTAATTATGGACCACAAACAGCGGCAGCAGTGCAGTCATTCCGCGAAAAGAATGAAACTGATCGTGCAACAGCACTAGAACAAATTAACTCACAGCGTAGTGCGAATGTAGCAGAAATGCAACAATTGCGTAGTAGTGCAGACGCCCAAATAGCACAGTCAAATGATCTTATTAATCGTTTGCGCAGTCAATTGGGTACAGCAAGCGTAGCTGATGTTGAAGCTGACATAGCAGCACAACAAGAAATTGTAACAACTGCTGAATTAGAAATTGACAACCTACTGGAAACAAAGTATAGTATTGAAGCTGAGACACGCAAATTAGAAGCTGAAGTAGGCCCAGTTAAATATATTGCTGAAGTTATTTACGGTGATCAAACAAATAAAGATACACTAGAGCAGGCTGTGCGTTGGGTTATTATGATACTGGTCGCAGTGTTTGACCCATTAGCAGTTGTGCTAGTTATCGCTGGTTTGACACTAATTGAAAGCACTCCAGCCAGAAAGCGCAAAGCAGCGCCAGTTGTTGAAGAAGTAAAAAATAATAATCAAATAAAAGTTTCAGATGAACTATCAGAACTTGAACAAAAAATAGATCATATGGAAGATATTATTGAAGAATTAGCAGAAGATGTAGTGGAATTTAAAACGGAACCACAAACATCAGGCCGTATCATTAACGATTTTATACGTAGACAACTACAGCTAAATAAAGAGACAAGAGATCGTAAAGCAAACTTAGAATCACCCACGGAGAGAGATCCTATAGCTGAAATGCTTGAGACGGCGGATCCAGAAACACTAGAGCAAGTATATCAAGCTATTCTTGAAGAAAAAAAGAAGCAACAATAAGAGTTATTAATGCAATCAGACAATAGCAGTTACACAGTAACTAATCCAGACTTACTACTCACTGACGATGGCATCAGTGTTCTAATTACAAGCACTAATCCTGATTTTATTACAGGTGTTAAGAATCTTTTCGAGAAGCACATTGATCACAGTATTGTGTTTAATGTACAGCCTTCGATTACAACCGCAGTCAGCATTGCCTGGATGTGGTATGTAAGCGGGCGTGTAGACATGATGTTTGTTGACCTAGACACGTGTGCTTGGGTTGATGTATGCACTGCCCTGTTGAAAAAGCAAGACGACAATCATAGCATTATTTTTTACAATGATAAAAATAAGAAGCAGGAAGCTGTACGTTTACTTAACGCAACTGGCGAATTTCTAATCCTATGTAACATGGAAGAAATTGATGCCTATCTACAAATGCAACTAAATTCATACGCCCAGTGAACAATCAAGAACACATATTGCAATGTTCGTTTTGCGGCAAGACCAAGAAACAGGTGAACAAACTCATAAGTGGGCAGGACGATGTTTATATTTGTGACTTGTGCGTAGAGCTATCACACGGCATACTATCGCGTGAGGATAAACAAAAGACGCTAGCACAGCGTAGAAAGCGCCTACGTGACATCTATGCTACCCCTACTCCACGTGAGATACACGAATATTTAAATCAGTACATTGTTGGTCAAGAACGTGCTAAAAAAAGCATCAGTGTTGCAGTATATAATCATTGCAAACGTATATTCAATGTGACACGTGTACCAGTACAAAAAAGCAATGTGTTGTTGTTGGGCCCAACTGGCGTGGGGAAAACTCTTTTCGCACAAACATTGGCACGATTTTTAGATGTGCCGTTTGTTATCACTGATGCCACCACTATTACAGAGAGTGGATATGCGGGTGAAGATGCAGAAGTACTTATTCATAAATTATTTCAAAACAGTGATTATGATGTTGTTAAAACAGAAATAGGCATCATCTACGTGGACGAGATTGATAAAAAGGCCAAGCGTAATGACTTGGTAAGTTTAAGCCGTGATGTTAGCGGCGAGGGGGTACAGCAGAGTTTACTTAAACTCATGGAAGGTACAACACTCAAAGTCCCCAATAAAAAAGGCGCAAATCCAGAAGAAGTTGTTATAGACACATCAAATATCCTCTTTATTGTAGGAGGCGCATTTGTAGGTATTGAAAATGTCGTAATGCAACGTTTGGGCAAAAGTAAGATTGGGTTTAAAGAAGATAATAAATCAGAGTTAGCGTGGGAAGATAATTTGGAAACACAGGACTTGGTAAAATATGGTCTTATTCCAGAGTTCTTAGGTAGACTTCCAAGTGTTAACGTATTACACGAACTAAATAGAGATGACCTAAAAAAGGTACTAACAGAACCTAAAAATAGTTTACTACAACAATATCAAGCACTGTTTGAGCTTGACAATGTTGAGTTAGAGTTTAATATAAGAGGTATAGATGCTATTGTTGACATCGCTATTGAACAGGACCTGGGTGCAAGAGGATTGCGTAAGATCATCGACATGGCACTAATAGACGTTCAATATGAATTACCTGAACTAGCCGCGAAAGGCGTAAAAAAGATTGTCGTATCGGAGGAAACAATAAGACATGAAAGAAAGCCACACATGATCAAGGGAAGTATCAATTGAGCAACGTTCGAAGTTTTGATCGTAGGCACAAAGACGTACGGAGCAATGTAGTATATAACGATGCTATTCGTGTTCCACAAGTTAGACTGTCACACGAAGATGGTAGTAGTGAAATACTATCAACACGTGATGCACTAAACTTAGCAGATAGCAGAGATCTAGATTTGATTATGATCTCAGCAATGGCTTCTCCCCCAGTGTGTCGTATCATGGATATTGGTAAATACCTATACGATCAAAAGCAGCGTGAAAAAGAAGCTGCAAAAAAGGCACGTGAAAGCGTGATCGAGCAAAAAGAAGTTCGCATGGGACTTAATATTGACAAACACGATATTGATATTAAGGTAGCGAATATTCGAAAAATGTTAGAGAAGCGATGCAAAGTTACTCTAACTGTCACCCTTCGTGGTCGTGAACGAGGGAAACAAGAAATGGCACGTACCCTGCTACTCACTTTTGCAGAGCAACTGGGTGTTGAACTAGAACCGTTCAGCATGGGTGGCAACCGAATCAGTGCTAAGATAAAATAGGTAAAAGATGAGTAAACATCCCAAAAGCGATGCCAGTGGTATGCGTGTAGAAGTACGCAATGGCAATGTAGAACAGGCAATTCGCAGATTGAAGAAAAAAGTCATGTTAGATGGCATTCTTCAAGAAGTACGTGAACGCAAAGCATTCATTCCAAATTTTGAATTAAACAAGCGCCGCAAAGCAGCCGCAAAATCACGTTGGCGTAAGTATTGCGCAAAACGTGACGGCTATTAATTAACTATTGACTTAATTCAGTTTTCGTGTTATAAATAATAATGTATATGGTTAATGATTAACTTTATACAGGGATGCCTAATGGGTCCCAATATATCTTGCTTATTAAAGGAGAAAACACATGACAAGCTATAAAGTAACTACCCGCGACCTACCAGCACTATTCAAGCACACAGTAGGTTTTGATGATTTGTTTAACGATGTAGAGCGTGTATTCGCTAACACAACAAATACATATCCTCCATATAACATCGTTAAAGTTGACGACAATGAGTATATTATTAGTATTGCAGTTGCAGGGTTCCGTATGGAAGATCTACAACTAACACAAGACGGCAATATGCTAACTGTAACTGGTACAGCACCAGAATCACAAATTGAAGTCAACTACCTACACAAGGGTATCGCAGGACGTAGCTTTGAGCGTCAATTTAGAATCGCAGACCACGTAGAAGTCAAGGATGCAGTTCTAGAGCTAGGTGTTCTTAACATCACTCTAAAGCGTAATATCCCAGAAGAACTACTACCACGTCAGATTAAAATTCGCTAATTTTAAACAGCAACGCAGTGGGGGAAACCCCACTGTACACAATTAAAGGTATAAAATGACACAGGAACAGCATAAAGCACAAGACGAAATCACACGCCTCAAAGGCCCAGGCAAATATAATGTTATCATGCTTAATGACGACTCAACACCAATGGACTTTGTGGTACAAGTATTAATTGCTATCTTTAATAAAGACTTGGAAGAAGCTAAACGTCTTACGCTAGAGATTCATGAAAAAGGCCGCAGCATTGTTGGCACGTATATGTTTGAGATTGCTGAACAAAAATGTGTTGAAACCATTAGCGCAGCCCGCAGTGCAGGCTTTCCGCTAGGTGTTACTATCGAGGAAACATGATTGTAGGTTTTACTGCCAGCGCCTTTGACTTATTACACGCTGGACATATACAAATGCTTCGTGAAGCAAAAGAACAATGTGATTATCTTATAGTTGGGTTACAACTAGATCCAGCACTAGATCGTCCAACAAAAAATTCCCCCATACAAACCATTGTTGAACGTTATGCACAGTTACACGCTGTGAGTTATGTTGACGAAATAATCCCTTACGTGAGTGAACGAGATCTAGAAGACATCTTGACAATGTATCATATTGATGTTAGAATACTAGGTGAAGAATATAGAGATAAGGATTTTACAGGCAAGGACATTTGCCGTAAGCGTGGAATTCAACTATACTTTAACAAACGTGACCATAGATTTAGTAGCAGTGACTTGAGAAAGCGGGTAGCAGACAATGAAAGCCCCAAAATTTGAAGTAAGTTTTGCAGAGCGTAACAAGTGAGGATTTATGTCGACCCACGCAATGATTGACTTGGAAACACTCGCGACTACTCCAGACGCCGTAGTGTTGACAATTGGTGGGGTAAAGTTTGACCCCAATGTGATTAGTCCAAGCCATAGTTATTTTTACTATAGGTTTGATGTTAACGAACAACTTGATGCTGGTCGTGCAACAGACCCTAGTACCCTTGAATGGTGGGGTACGCAGGATCCAGCAGTAATGGAGGAAGCACTAGGAGATCATGATCGTACTCCAGTGTTTAACATCCTCACAGCACTTAATAAATGGTGTGTTGGAGTAGATGCTATCTGGGCACAGGGCCCAGCATTTGATATTGTTATTCTGGAAAATTTGTTCAGACAGTATAATCATCATACTCCTTGGCCATTCTGGAAAATTCGAGACAGCAGGACGTTGTTTCAGATCATGCCCAAAGACCCTCGCAAAGAGATCAACTTTGAGGCTCATAATGCACTAGAAGACTGCAAGGTGCAAGCACGGTGTGTACAACAGTCTATACAATATTTGGGATTACAAATAAAATGAGTTATTCAATTCAACAACTAGAAATGCGGCTTCATGCAATTATTGACCGTGTAGGAAAAGTAGAACATGAAAATAAAGCTATTAAACAACGTGTAGTTGAACTTGAACAGCAACTTGCAAATAAACCAGCAGAGGCATAAAATGCGTATTGAAAACGAAGTACTACTAGACTACAGTGATGTTCTTATTCGTCCAAAGCGTAGCACACTAGGATCACGCAGCGAAGTAGACTTGAACCGTAAGTTCAAGTTCCGCAACTATGAACCGCACTTTGAACACGAAAGTTGGGAAGAAGATCACTATGACGGTATCCCAATTATGGCTGCAAATATGGACGGTGTGGGAACATTTGAACAAGCAGACGCTCTTGCTAAACTAGGGATGTTTACTTGCCTAGTTAAGACATACAGCGAAACTGAACTTGTTTGCTTCTTTGACCCAGAAGATCAAGATCATATGTTTATTCGTTCTGACAATGTTGCTATGAGTATTGGCATTACTGAAAAAGACGAAATGAAGTTTCGCAATGTTTATGAACAAGTTGGGTATAATCTAAAGTATGTTTGTATTGACGTTGCTAACGGATACAGTGAACGATTTGTTGATTATGTCAAACACTTCCGTAGAAACTATCCACATATTGTAATTATAGCAGGTAACGTAGTTACTGGAGAAATGACGGAGGAATTGATTCTTGCAGGAGCAGATATTGTTAAAGTTGGCATTGGGCCGGGCTCGGTATGCACTACTCGCATTCAAACTGGTGTTGGTTACCCGCAACTGTCCGCTGTTATTGAGTGCGCTGATGCTGCACATGGTCTTGGTGGCCATATCATTGCGGATGGTGGCTGCACTTGTCCCGGTGATGTAGCTAAAGCATTTGCCGCCGGCGCCGATTTTGTAATGCTGGGTGGTATGCTTGCCGGACACGATGAAGGCGGCGGAGAAGTACTCACAAAGTTTTATGAAACAGCAGAAGTTGATAACGAAGGTTATCGAGTTAGAGAAGCAAAACAGTTTGTACAGTTCTACGGTATGAGTAGTGACGCAGCAAACACCAAACACTTTGGTGGATTGAAAAACTATCGTGCCAGTGAAGGTCGCGAAGTATTAGTGCCATATCGTGGCGCTGTTGAGAATACGATTCAAACTATTCTTGGTGGCATTCGTTCTACTTGCACCTATGTTGGCGCAAGCACATTGAAGCAATTGAGTAAATGCACGACTTTCATTCGTGTTAACAATCAATTTAACCGGACATATGAGTCCACAACAACAAAGATGTAAAATGCGTATTATCGCAGGACCATGCCAACACGAAACACTTGCTCAAAGTTCTGAAATAGCACGTGAATGTAAGCGTGTCTGTGACAAGTATGGTATTGACTATTACTTCAAAGCAAGTTACGACAAAGCGAATCGCACAAGTATTAAAGGAAAACGTGGAGTCGGCATGATGCCAACTTTGCATGACTTTCGTATACTTAAAGAAGAATTTGGTTATAAAATACTTACTGATGTTCACGATATAAATCAGGTGTTTCACGTCAAAGACTATGTTGATGTAATACAGATTCCTGCTTTTCTATGCAGACAAACTGATTTGATTCAGGCAGCATGTGCGACTGGAAAAATAGTAAATATAAAAAAGGGACAATTTTTGGCACCATGGGATGTAGCAGGAATACTCAGTAAGACTGAAGGTGCCAAAGAAGTATGGATAACAGAAAGAGGTACTAGTTTTGGATATAACAATCTTGTGGTGGACTTCTGTGGCCTTCAGTATATGCTGGATAACTTTGATGTACCTATTGTATTCGATGTTACCCACAGCGTACAAAAGCCTGGAGGACAAGGCAATAGTAGTGGGGGTAATCGTGACTTTGTGCCTGGCCTCGCTCGTGCTGGGGCTGCTTTGGGGATCACAAATTTCTTCCTTGAAGTACACGAATTGCCTGATAGTGCGCCATCCGATGGGCCAAATATGCTTAGATTAGAAAATTTTGAGAGGGTAGTACGTGACATTATCAGCTATAGTTATTCCAGCACGGATTGATAGTAGTAGACTTCCTGGCAAGATGCTATTGCCATTAAATGGCGTTCCATTAATACGTTATGTTTACAACAAGTGTCAGGGTGCAGGCTTTGACACTTTTGTTCTAACTGACAGTCGGCGTGTTGCACACATGTTTCCGTACAGTAATATAGTATATACTGGCGATGCAGATAACGGTACTGATCGTTGCAGTAAGGCTCTTGATGATCCTAAACTTGCCAAGTATAAACGTTTCATAAATGTACAAGGAGACATGCCAGATATTACAACTGACATTATACAGCGGGTGGAATGGCAATTAAACTATCATCAACTATCTACAGCATATACTACTATGAGTGCTGAACAACGTGCTGACCCTAATAGTGTAAAAGTTATACACAACAGCGAATATGCACACTGGTTTGGCAGAGGAATTACAGGATATGGAGATCATCATTTGGGCATATATGGTTATCGACGTGACGTCTTAGAAATGTACAAACACTTACCAGCCTGCCCTGAGGAAAACATCGAGCGGCTGGAGCAACTGCGTTGGCTACAGCACGGTTATAGAATTGCCGTTACCCCTGTAGAGTTTAGTGGATTAGAAATAAACACGCAAAATGATCTTGACAAATGGCACGATATGCATTAGTAGCATATCACAATTGCACAAATAGCAGTTGTATTTCACTGAAATCTAGTATAAATATTATTATGCAAGTGCAGCGAAAGTACTTGCATTTTTTAATGACATACACATATATATAGGAAATACAAAATGACACAATTCGTAATTGCATTAGCAGACACGCTAAATGCATCAGCAATTGCAGAAGTTATTGCAGCACCGTTCAAAGCAGTTGCACGACTATCACGTTCATTTATTGAACGTCTTGAAAAAGATCGCCTTGTTAATTTAACAATCAAAGAACTAAGCCGGCTATCAGATTCAGAACTTGCTGATATTGGTATCAGCCGCGGCATGATCCGTTCAGTAGCAATGGAAGCGTACAAATGATTAAATTTTTAAAAAATCTATTTACAGCAAAATCCGATCGTCAATTAGTTAACGAATATCTGGGCGAAGCAACTGACTTGATTGATCTAGAACGCCGTATGCGTCAAATTGATAGAGGTCAGGCACCTTTTCAAACAGCAAATCAAAATTTAACAGGGTGGGTGTGATGTTTAGAAAATTTATTAATTTTATTTCTGAAGCAAATACAACTCACAGAAATCAACTTATGGCATTGGCCAAGATAGAATATGGCAATGACTGGGAATACGCTTTAAATGAATTGCTAAACGGCAAATCACCATCAGTAGGGATTAAACAATGACCATGGCAACAACATACATCTCAAATCGTCCAACTTTTTTGCAACGTGTTATGAACACGTTTAACATAATTGGCTATTCAAGAGCCGCGAACGAATTAACTCGTTTGGGTTATCATGCAGAAGCAAAAGAATGCATTATGCAAGTTAAAAGATTGCGAGAACTCTAATGCAGTGGCCTGCATTATACGGGGGAAAATTAAGGGGCCAGTTTAATTACTGGGCCCCTTAATTGTTTTTATACTTCATACCATTTTAATAGTCCAGCAGCAGTTTTACTGTTGCTAGCAGAACGAATAGCAAGTGTTAGAGTTTGATACTCGCTGCTATTTTTACGCCCAAGCTGGTTATCCCAACTTAGCGCACCATCGCCAATAGATGCAGGTGCAGTTTTCCCACCCATAAATCCACCATATACACGACGACCAACATTGGTAAATGTTACAGTATTTGTAGCAACTTCTACTTTTTCACTTACAGTGTTACTAAAACTAAATGGTGTTGCTGGAGTTGCATCAACAAACAATGCCCATTCAAAGTCGGTATTTGACACGTTTAGGATATCTATGCCACTAGGAACAACGATGGCATGTGGATAAGCACTATCTACACGTATTGTTACTAGGTTAACCCAGGCAGTGTTAACAGTAGCGCCAGTAATAGGGTTGCCATCTACCTTGCCTTCTGCACGTGGCTCATAACCACCTTCACTGATAACACTGCTACAAATAAATTGCATACTTGCTGTTTCACCACTCACACTATCAATTTCAAGTGTTACTGGCAAGCTAGCTGTTCGCATGTAAACGCCAGGATTGATGTTAGCGTTGTGGAAAATGTGTGCTACAATAAATTGCCCGTCAATAACAAAACCACAGCGTACACTGCCTACTCCCAACCATTCAAAGTCCATGAATAAGATTTGAGACTGTGTTACATCAAGTGTAATACCACTTGTGCCAGTGCCGTCAAGTTTGTCAACGTTCCAGTCAGCCTGTGCTACACTTGTATTAACAGTGCTGCCGCTTGCACTTGAACGTTTAACAAAACTAACAGTGCCTTGGTTGTTCATTAAGTAAACGCCGTCTTGGTCATCATAGTATCCTACACTCTGTATTACTCCATTGGTTACCGCTGACATAACAAATGTAGTTAATACTAATAAACTTTTACCTGGCTGATAGCTCATACGGCGCTTACTACGATACATTGTAGCAGCAAAGTCAGCAGTGCCGTCCGCTGTTAGTACTGCCGCACTTAAATTATCATTGTAATCTACGCTGCCAGCGCCTGTTAGAACAGTATAAAATTTTCCGTTAGCAATGCCGCCAACGTGATTTGCTTCAAACAATGTTACTGGGTCACTAGTACGTAGCCTACCAAATGCATCTGATCCGGTGTTTAAGTTTCCGCTTGTGTTATAGATGCTTGTACCTAGTCCTGAGTTTGGTTTAACTGTTTCAATACTTACACGCATCACTGGCTGACCATCTTGGTCGTATTCCATAGCACGGTAAGGACCTGACAAGTTTACGTCTTGTGGGTGTTGATAGTCTGCCATTTTTTTTCTCCTAATTATAGTAGTATTTATCGAAAACCATTAACTATGCATATAAATAGTGTTATGGAGAACGCCAATGAGTAAAGCAGGCCTTATACCCAAGATAGCAGATAGTATTCGTAGTGCAGAAACACAAGAGGATAAACTTGCTATTTTAGCAAAATATCATAATGAAACTTTAATTAAGCGTATATTAAAATATGCTTATAATCCTATGATTGACTTTGGATTGTCCAATTTCACTCCACGTTACATGGGCAAAGAACATGGAATGGGCATGAGTAAATTCATGCATATACTTGAGGAAATAATTGAAGGAAAATTCGATTATAAAGAATCAATGTTCGCCACAAATCTAGCATTGGGGCATATGAATGACGAAGAAGCCCCTATCTTTGTCGGTATACTGCGCAAGAATCTTGATTGGGGTCTTGAGATTGAAACTATTAATAAGGTTTGGGAAAACTTAGTTCACGAGTACCCAGTGCAAACAGCAACTAAAGCGACCCCAGAACTTCTTTCCAAACTAGAATTTCCCTGCGTTGTCCAACATATGTCGTCTGGTATACGTGTTAGCATCATAGTAAAGAACGATGAAGTAAAATTTAAAGACAAGCACGGAAACAACTTGCCCTTCTTTGATGATCTAGCACCACAATTTCAGGAACTTGCACAATTTGGATCAGTAGTATTTGACGGACACGCATTGCTGGTAGACGATAAAAATGTTTCTATAGGTGCAACAGATCAACAGATAATAGCACGTGAAGGCGGCAAGCTAAAGTTTATGTTATGGGATCTAATACGCTATGATGGTTTCATTCAGGGCGCTGATACACGTTTGGGCTACAACTGGAGATACAACGGTATTGAACACATGATGCTTTTGACTGCTGGTAAAGTTGAAGATCCGTGTTTCATGCTTCCGACTTCTTATGCAGTAAAAACACCTGAAGATGCAATGGGGTTTGTGGAAAAGATAGACTCACCAGTTGTAATAAAATCACTGGCAAATGCATGGGCAGGCGGGCCTACTACGCAAGAGTTAATTGTTCGTAAGTAAATCAAAGCTAGCCCTGCCAAACTTTGTTCCTTTAATATTGCATTTAGCACATACGCCCTTGCGTTCACCCAATGCTAACCCAGCACGAACAAACTGCATTTTCTTACTGTTCCAACAACCACTAATACCAATCTCATTAATATTGCCAAAGTTGCCAGCTTCACGGTGCCAGTCGTTGCAGCACAGTGTCATGTTGCCGTTCCAGTCAATAAATGTTTTATAGAAAGGAAGGTAGCACTGGTTTTGTATTCCCTGACCACCCATTGTGCCTGCACGATTATTAAAGCCGTATTCAGCAATAAGTTCGGCAGCATTGCCATTGTCATAATGCGCCCGTAGTCTCCAGCGACCTGGCAACATCTGCATTTTACGCTCACGCTCAGTGTATTGTTCTTCACCATCGTAACAGTCGATAGTGAGCATGTCAAGACCAGCAGCGTATAGTTTCTGCGTATAGTCCAAGTCTATGTCAATTAAACGATCACCGTTACTTGTAATCTCAATATACAATCCGTCATATTTGTTGAGCTCAGTTACTATTTCCAATAATTGTGGATGAGTATGTGGTTCGCCAAATCCAGTAATGTGTATATCGCCACGCCATTCAGCAGCACGCAATTGTTCTGTTAATGCACGCACAGTGTCCAAACTCATGAATAGCTTTTGATTTGGGTATACTTCTGGATCATGTCGTGGACAAAAACTACAAGTTCTGTTACATAATTCTGTAATGTTGATTTCTACAGTTGCTAATCCTGGCAACGTACTATTATAGATATCAGCCGCACTGTGTTGTGCTGCACGACTGTCTATATGTCCAGTTACACTAAAGGTTGTCATTAATCAAGCCGTGAATTGGTGGTTTCTTTTCCACTTAGTTCGTCGATATATACGCCGCATTCTTCCACGCACAGTGGTGGAGGATTATCACTTTCCCACCCAGGGTACCACAAATGTGTCCAGTATATTTCATGGTCTACAATTTCATCTAATCCATGTTCAGATAACAGATTCCAAGTTGGGTCTTCTTTATCCAATGCAACCATAACTGGATCTGCATTGTATAGTTGTGTTGAAGTACTTTCAGGATCAGAACGAGCATCCCAGGCATTTGCATAATAACAACAGGGCCATACTTTACCATCACTGGTAATTTCAAATTCACGTGAATTCATATTATGCACAGTACAGTCTATTTTACATTTTCTCATGGTTCTATCGTCCCGTCAACTTCTTCTAATAATTGCTTTGCTATGATTTTATTTTCTTTTGTTATTTTTCCGTACTCGCGTGTGTTAAATTTAAAGTGAACTTCACACCCAATATCTTCTGCCATTTTACGTGCTAGTGGTATCTGTTGCCAGTTCCAATCAAATATAATAAAGTGCCAGTCACCTTCGCCCTGTGCGCCAAAGTATGCCCGCATATTATCCATTGCACGTTTCCAGTCAACACCTTCTCTGTATAACCAATTGGTATCGTGGTCTGTGCCATCTATACCAAATTTGATACGTATTCTCTCTTTGTAAGTATCTGCTAAATGTTTGTACCATTTTGGCTGTCTTAAACCTCCATTAGTATTGATATGTACTCGTTTACCATACAGCAATGCCACATCAATAAAATCACTAACCTGCGGGTGCATCATGGGGTCACCCAGTTCTCCACAAAACTGTATATAACCGTTTCGCTCAGCAATGTTTTTACTGTTGCTTACGATGCGGGTAAAAACTTCCAAATCCATATGTTTAGTAGCAAGCCAACTGTTGGTATTGCCTGTATCTTGTTCTGTTCTTGCACAACTGCGACATCTAGCCTGACAATAAGTAGTCAAAGCAAAATCATAGTTGATTTTCATGTTATTTAAATTTCTCATTCTTTATTCATACTCTGCTTGAGGGCATGATATCCCTTCATACCTTTGGCCCCTTTTTTACAAAAAAGAGTACAGACAAAGGGAGGACTATCACTACCCCATCCTTCTATATTAACATATTTTGTAAAAAAGTCATTATCTAATATGTCAGCAATGTCGTGCTTATTAGCATTGTTCCAGTCTGGATCAGCATCATACCGTTTTTTAAATTCAGGATCATCTAAAAGTGCTGCTCGATAATTAGGCTGTGAGGGAATATCAAAGCGTAGATGCAGCCCCACCCATTGACAACAAGGCCAAACTTTACCATCAGTGGTAACTTCATAGTATTTAAGATCAATACCTGCCTCTGAATTTGTTCCACGTTCTTCACACGTAATGTCGTTAACTGATATCTTCAGCGAGCTCATCTACTATTTCTCCTTGCAGTTCACGTAATGCATCTAATACATCGCCATATTTGTTTAACACTTCTAATTTCATGTCTGCGTCTATTAAACCATAATGCCCTTGATTCCATATTATGGAAGGGGCAATTCTATTCTTAGAACAAATTTCATAAAGTTCGGGTAATTGATGATAATTGAAACTGAATAATATAAATTGCCATGTAGCATATCCGCCTGCATTATGGAAAGCAAACATATTTTCATACGCTCTAGCAGCATCAACCCCTATTCTATACTTATTACTGACTTCTCCAGTTACCCCATCTATACCAAATATTATTTCCAAACGTTTGCCATATTTTTCTGCCATTGTCTTATACCATAATGGCGTCCTAAGTCCGCCGTTAGTTGCTATGGTTAGGGACCTAGCGCCTAGTAGGAAGCTGTGATCAATAAATTCTTGTATTTTTGGGTGCATCATGGGATCACCATTTTCTCCACAAAACTTTATTTTTGTTATTTTTCTAGAGCGCCAATAATCAGGCGACATCATTTTTTTAAATGTATCAATATTAAAATGTTCTGGTGTTAACCATGATTGTTGTTCTAATGTTTCTGGGTTTGTCCTGTTACATGATGGACATTTAGCCTGGCAAAAGCTAGATATGGCAAATTCCAAAAAGTAATCTTCTTCTAATTTCTTTGGCATTAGTCTCTCTTTTTAAATAATTTTGTATCTGGACGCATACACATACGGCATATATTTGTCATGTCGCCACTCTCCCAACCTGGAAACCATGTCTTTGTCCAAAAGACTTCATTGGCTGTTATTTCCTCAAGTGTGTAGTGTTTTAAGTTATTCCAATTGGGATCTAATTTAAATAAATTTACAAACGTAGTATCTTGTACTTTTCTCAATTGATCAATAGGGTCTGTTCTTGTATCACCCCAAATATTTGCATAAAGGCAGCATGGCCAAACCCTGCCCTCTACATCTATGGTCCATTCTCTGGTTACTGATCCATCATCATTATGTCTTACGTTGGAACAATCTACTGGGCAATTCATAATACAATATATCCTAAATCTGCTATTTTTTGCATTACTTGGTCCCTAGTTTCATCATCTATTACTCCTGGACCGTCCTTGCCATTAACAATAAAACGCAAATCGATATTGGTTTCTCTTGCTATTTTCATTGCTTCGTCAATTTGATGTATGTTCCATGGAAAGATTATAAACTGCCATACACACGTACCGCCCGCTGTATTGAATGAAATCATGTTATCCATTGCACGATTCCAATCAACTCCCTCTCGATATTTCCAATTAGTGTCATGGTCTGTTCCGTCTATTCCAAATATAATAGTGACTCTATTTTTATAAAGTTCTCCAATTTTCGCATACCATTCTGGCTTTCTCAGCCCTCCATTGGTCTGAATACCAACACGAGTATATCTTGATAATACAGTTGTGATAAACTGTTCTATTTCTGGATGCATCATTGGATCACCTGATTCGCCGCACAGTCTTATGTGTGATATATTATTCGTGGGATATGTGTTAGCTATTTGATTGACAATACTTTCAAATAGTGTATGCTCCATATGTGTTAGTTTTAAATCAGCTCTAACTTTGCCTGACCAGTTTGACTCACATCTTTGACATGCATAGCACCTTGCTTGGCAGTATGTGGTTGGCGCTATTTCAAATCCTGCATCAACTCTGGAATAGTCCATGTTATTTCCTTTTACGCATGGGTGCGTGATAATAAGTAGTTATGTAAATTCTATAGAGTTTTTATTATCACATCAATAATATTTAGCAGAGGAAAATATGGACTATAATTGGTTACAGATAGATGCCATCATCGTAAACATGATGGATGCATATACGGATAAAGATAAATTGTACAGTGATTTAAAACGTAAATTTAATTGGAATGATAGCCAAGTAGTGGCGGCTACTGATCCTCTTTTAAAACGATACAATTGGCATGATAAAGTGGCACGTGGGCAGATTACTGAAAAGCCACTTAAAAAAACAAAGTCCAACCGCAAAACTGCTTAACTTATTCTGGTCTCGATCCAGCTTGGCCTGTGCGTTGTCTACGCTCACGGAATTTACGTGTCCATTTAACAACTAATGCGTCTGGTGCTTCTGGCAGTAAGAACGGAAATATCCCGTGTATAAAGCCAACTGGTAGAATGATGGCAAACATCATTGTGCTATACATGCACCAAGTGAAATGTTCCCAATAAGTTTCTTTTACGTTTTTTGTATGATTCCAGTCAAAAATGAATGGTATAACAGGTAGTTTCATAATTATCCTCCAACATCTATAAAAATATTTATAAAAAATGCTTGACAGCGGTAACTTTTTCGTGTATAACAGTGTATAGCTAGTATAAAAATATGTATTTTTTATCAGCAAAAATATATCCATATAGGGAGATTTTTATGGACATTCTAAACAAAGTAAAAGCCTGGGCAGGCGCCCTAGCTGAAGTTGGTGTAAGCGTTGCTGCACTTATGATCGTACTAGAAGTACTTGGACTTAACGTTCCGTTCCTTGCAGGCTCTGGCGTTATTGAAAACGTAAGCGGTATCATTGCTGCACTTGGCTCACAAGGCGTAGTTGGCCTGATTGCTGTTTGGGTTCTTTATGAAATTTGGAACCGTAAGTAATTCCTACTTACCTGTCTAAAAAACTAACGGGCGCTACGAGCGCCCGTTTTCTGTTACTTCAATATTGAATTTAACATCCACGCATGTTTTTTAAATGCATCTTGACGATCTGCTAGGAAATTAGCAAAACCAAACTCACGTTGTGCTTCTGCAACTTCGTAAACCATAGCACACAGTTCTGCCATTTTAATACTGTCTTCTGCTAGTATTCCAACCATTGTCATTGCGTCTGGTATATCAGAAATTTCATCAATAGTAGATAGACTTCCCAACATACTAAACCCTGCTGGGGCATATGCTCCTAGTTTACGTATATTCTCAGCAAAGTCATCAATACTGCCCTCAGCATCTTGATATATGCTGCCAAACAGCTCATGGAAGTCACTAAAGTTTTGACCTTCAACATTCCAGTGAAAGTTTTGTGCTTTTAACACATATGCATATTGGCTTGCAAATGCAATGCGTGATGCTTTAACTAAGTTTGCCATTATTGTTCTCCGCTTTGTAGTATTTAGCAGATTTAACTGCAAGTTAACGCCAACATATTAACACTACAGTAAATAAATATATGAGCAATATAGATTTCAAAGAAGCCTGTAGACTGTTTTGGATGGTTAAAGGGCATTTCAACACAACTGATGCTGTCATAGTGGAATGTTATGATGGATACTTTAAGCGCATGTGGTATAATAGTGAAAGTTATGTCCACACGGAAGGTTTCGAAGAGGCCTGGGAGAAAAAATATGGTAGCCAGCAAAATCAAAGAACTGAGCCTAGAAGATTTGAAATATCTGGAGGATCTACTACACGTGGAACTTCACAAGAAATATCCAGAGGATTCAACAAAAATACGCAGGCTGCTTGACGCTGTAAACAGTCAAAAAAACGTGTTGACAATCGGTAAATGGTAGTGTATAAATATTATTGTAAACGTTGAAGCAACGTGGACACATTCTGGACTCGGGGGCAGTACCCGACAGCTCCACCACAGATACACTGTTTAAAAAGGAACATTGTTCTGGGCATGGCCAACGAAATCTCCTATTTGAGGTTGGCAGTGTATCTTTGATGGGGCTGAACTAGGATCGACAGGTGTGAAAGTGAAGTGGAGTTTACCGTGGTGACCTACGTTATTCGGTCAAAATTCACAATTGCAAATGACAATCGTGCGCCAGCAATGGCAATTGCAGCCTAATTAGGTATGCGGCGTATGGGTTCCACGTAGCAACAGAACGGGCCCACTTTAGGAAAAAAACATGACAGAAGAAACAAAACCAGAAGCAGATAATTTTGAGATTAGTCTACGAATTTTAGGTAATGAAATTATTGCAATGAAAATGAGTAGCCAGAGTAAAACCAAAAACTGGGCAGCATTTGGAATAATCTCACTAATTGTATTAATTGGCCTAGCTAATGCAGCATTGCCATTAATCCAACAGTTTACTAACTAAGTAAACTGCTAAGAGTATACGTAAGGTATATTTTTACCAGTTTATTAGAACTGGATTTAACACATACATACGGAGAAATAAAATGTCAAATGAATGGACAGATCCAACAAAAATGCTAGAGCAGATGGCGGCTATGATGAAATCAGCAATGCCAACCGTTAAGCCAAACAAAAATGGCTATGAGATTCGTACCAAAGTATTAGAAATGGCTCAGAACCAAGCGTGGCAAGATTATCATGCCAAATGGGCTGGTTATGAATTAGCTGTTACTAAAGAGGACGGGGAAGTTGTTACCAAGGTAGAAATGCCACAGGTGCCAGGTGCTGAAAAAGTACTAGAAGCCGCAAACAAGTTTTATGAGTTTGTAAACGGCAAAACCAACAAAGCGTAACCCCCACGATTTGTTGCAAAAGTAGCACACTGTTTAAATATCAGTGTGCTACATTCTTGACAGACATTAAAATATATGTTAATGTCAATAAATATACTAGTTGCGCCAGAGACAGAGTTGTCCAGCGCAAATATATCATGAAAAACGAAAAGGAATTTTTATGCGTAAACTATTAATTACCGCATCAGTAATCGCATTTGCTGGTGCTGCTCAAGCTGCTGATCTTTCAGGCAAAGTAGCAGTTGACTTCACAGAAACTAACGGCACAGTAGCCGCTACCCCATCACTATCATTTGGCGCAGCCGCGTCTGTAGGCAACGTTTCAGTTGGACTTAAAGTAGACGGCAATGACAACGTATATGTTGATCGTTGGAAAGTTGGCACCACTCTTGGTGGCGTAGCACTTTCATATGGTGACCAAAAAGACCTCTTCCAACTTGGCGCCGGCCTTGAAAAAGTTGGCGGCGATACTCTTGCCAACCCAGCAGAGGCAGCAACCAGTCTAACTGCTGGCTTTGGCGGCGTACAGGTTCTAGTTGGTCTAACTGATGCAGCTACAGACGTAACTGATGTAGCAAATGTACAGGCAGCTGGCGTATTTGCTGGTGTAACTGTTGTTGTTGACTATAACCTTAACACTGAAGATGCAACTTTCGGTGCTGCATATGCGATCGCAGACGTAAGTCTAGCGGCAACATATGGTGACATCCTTGCTTACGAAGCAGGATACACATTTGCTGACTATGGTGTTTCAGCATACGTAAACGGCGATCAGGATGATGCATTCCAGAACGTTGGCGCTGGTTATAAAACAACCATTGGCGGTGCAACTGTATACGCAGAAGCAAACTACAACGTAGACACTAAAGACGTCACCCCAGCGGCTGGCATTGCATTTAGTTTCTAATTTAAAATAAAAAACACAGGCACCAGGGGGCAGGGCAACTTGCCCCCTTATTCTTTGGATAAATAATATTATGTACAACTATAATAAACGATTGACAACTGAAGAAAAAGACGATACTATGAGAGAACTTACTAGAGTTATCCGTGCGAAGATTGAAGAATTGGATTCTACGGAAGAACACTCTATTGCAATTGCTAGTATATTGTTAAAGTTTAGTATAGGCGTATATAGAGGTGTAATATCAAACGAGGAGATAATACACACCTTGCAGTATGTAGTCGCACACATGGATGAAATAACACCCATGTACCCAGTAGAAAGAACGTTAAATTAATTAAAAAAATCGAAAAAAAGTTATTGACATAGAAGGCAATAAACGCTATATTGAATACATAAGTTGGAGTAGAAGACAATGATTAGCGGTACACAAGTTAACAACGTTATCCAGGAAGAACTAAATCGCACTACCGACCCACGTATTAAGAACGTGTTGACAAGAGTGCAGAAGCGAATACAGGACATCGACAACGGTGATCTCAATGCACTTATAAACGCACTTAAAGCCAGCGATAATTCAGATCGTGAAAAGCTGGAAGAAAAGTGGAACTCCTCAAACATTTTCAAAGTATAACATAAACAGAGCTCGCATGGTGGAATGGTAGACACACCAGACTTAAAATCTGTTGCCCACAAGGCGTGCCGGTTCGAGTCCGGCTGCGAGTACCAAAACTTTTTTGCTGACTCCTTAGCTCAGCTGGATAGAGCAAGTGACTTCTAATCACTAGGCCGAGGGTTCGAGTCCTTCAGGGGTCGCCAAAAGAGTTTTAATGGAAGTGAGACTTAAAATCTGTCACATTAGAAACGTTGTGGGTTCGAATCCCACCGCCCGTACCAAAATAACAGTCCTATAGTTTAGCGGTAAAACACCAGGCTTATACCCTGCATCGTCTCCAGATTAGAGAGCGTCCCCGGTTCGAATCCGGGTGGGACTACCAAATTTCCCAACCATACTTCCTGTATGCAGGAACTTGGTTGCGTTTAATATCTTTAGTAATTCCGTTTTTATGTATAGTCACTGATGTATAAGTTTTAGGAGTATTTTTCTTTGTAAGTTCCCCATTTTTATATTTTTCTGCTCTTGCCAATGCCCCTGCTTTTCCTCTAGCAGATGCTTCCTCGGATGTAATATTAAAAAATGGGTGATTATATTTGTAGTCATCGTCATTCCAACGTTCTTGCATTGTCTTAGAGATTTTTTCTCTTCTAATAAGGTTAGCGTTGCTATCTTTTTTGCAAAGACGAGGAGATGAAACAGCCTGGTTATAAAAACGGTCATTATGAACTACATCTACTTTTTTAAGGAATTTTGTTTCGTATATTCTTGCTTCTTCATACGAATTGAATACCTTGCGTTTTTTAATAATAAATCTGTCAGTGCCTGACTCTATTATAAGACGTTTAATTATTTTTGAAGAAGTAAAGTAAGTTTCAAATAGATCAAATTTCGTAGATTTTCTAACACCGTAGTAATACTTGTCACTAACAGTATCGTATATTGAATATACATATGCTTGCATTTTTTAGTTGACACCTGCTGCTAAATTAGTTATAAGTATTTATACAGAATAGAAAAAAATACAGGCCTGTAGCTTAATTGGTTAGAATGCTAGTGATGGAGAATGGGGATCCTGAGCGCTCATAACGCTTTCCGTAAGGCAAGTCGGTTCGATTCCGGCCACTAGCACCATTTAACTACTAAAGTAGACGATTGCCTTTTTGTCTATTTACTAATTTAGGAAGATATTGTAAATTGTCTTCATGATGGGTTCCTCCCTTACTAAGAGGAATAATATGATCCACTTCATGATCGTGAGGACAGTTTGAGTATATTGCTTTGATTTTTTGTATATCAGCATTTTCTGCTAATACACGATACTTCTTTGCTCTGTATTTGCTTTGTCTAGCAGCATTTGACGCTCGTTTTTGTTCAGGTGAAATTAGCTTTGCATTACTAGAACACAATTGGCTACAATACTTTCTATCTGATCCTGACTTCTTTTGCCCGCAATAAATGCAATTACCAGGTTCCTCACCATGTCTGCGAACACCGGTGTTGTTATATGTTGCAGCACATGATCTAGAGCAAAACTTAGGATTAGAAGTTTCTTGTTGACAGGTAATACATTTCATAGTAATGTTATTTATCTGTTACGGTTTGAATAAAGGTTCGCCTCCGGGCCTACCAAAATACGGATACGGGCGGTTGCCAGAGCGGCCGAATGGAGCGGTCTACTAAACCGTCAGACGTGATGAGCGTCTCGTGGGTTCGAATCCCACACCGCCCGCCATAAATTAACTTTGTTACGGGGTGACAATTACAATGGAGATTTTGTCACAACAGGCGTAAAAATGGACCCGACTAGGACCGCGATGCAACGCAATGTGTAGGACCCCCTAAGGCTGCTGGTAAAACCGTTAAATGCTTTCTCAGGCTGTGCAGATGCCGCCCGTAACAAGGTTAATACAAAAGGAAAAGATATGGCTTGTCGTAAACACAATTATAAAGGTAATAAACCCTGTAGAGTATGCCAAGAAGAAGGTAATAAATTTTGGTTTTGGGTTTTCATTATCCTTTTTCTAATCATAATCTTTTAACTAAATAAGTTTGATGGGCTGGCATGGTGTGCTATGCTGTTTTGTTAAAATCCACGGGCAGGCGGATAAAACAGAGTGTTTAAGTTGGGTTCGATTCCCACCCCATCTCCAAGGTTACAATAAATACTTCGTGGACACTACGATTAGGATTAGGGTGGCTACTTAATAAGCCCGCGGGGGGCAACTGTTAGCCTCCCTTTTTATTGACTTGCCAATAATATCAATATATAAATATTGACAACAGAGGAGATCTATTAAATGGACTTTAATTTTATTTTTGCTTATCTTAAAGAACAACTTGCTGGACTATGGACAGAACGTACAACGTGGGACGGTGCAGTTCTTATTGGTGTTGGCGTAGCATATTTGGTACTAGCACCACTAGCGCAATGGGCAGCATATATTGCAATTGCTTATGGTGCTTGGACTCTATTAAAGAGAGAAATCAATAAATGACCGATTATAAAATCGAAGAGGGCCTAGTTTTTGAAGCAAGGACCCCTGGTACCTGGAAACAAGTAGACTTTTTCCCAACACCAAATCAAGGCGGACTAATGCGTCCAAAATTTTTGGTTATACACTACACTGCTGGCGCAACAGACGCTCACGGTACAGCAGCATATTTCCAAAAGCCAGAAGCCAAAGTAAGCGCACACTTGAATTTAAGTCGTGACGGTACGTTAACTCAGAGCGTAAGTTTAGAAACCAAGGCATGGCATGCCGGTAAAAGCACATGGGCAGGTGTTAACAATCTAAATGATTGTAGTATTGGTATTGAAGTTTGCAATCCTGGTCCACTAACTATTACCAAAGGTGGTTATAAAACTTGGTGGGGAGCGACTTGGCCAGCTGACAATGTTATTGAAGCACCGCACCAAAACAATCCAAGCGGGCCAGTATATGGATGGGAGATGTTTACTCCAGAACAAAACGAAGTATTGTTAACACTTGGTAAAGTTATTGTGGACCGTTTTAATATTGTAGAAGTTGTCGGGCACGACATGATTTCACCGGGACGTAAGACGGATCCGGGCCCAGCGATGAACCATAGAATTTACGATCAGCTCAATAATAGCAGAGCAGATGACAACATTTCATTTACATGGTATGTTGCTAAAGTGAATGATTATTTAAATGGACGCAGTGGTCCCGGCACAAACTACAGTGTTGTAATGCAATTACCAAAAGGTACTGAACTTGACATCATCAGTAAGCAAGGTGAATGGTGGTTTGTTGAAAATATGACAGGACAACAAATGTGGGTACATAGTCGTTTCCTAGGAAACAAAATAGCAGACAGCAGGATTAACAAATAATGCTAATTGAATATAAACGGCACACTTATCCGGGAGACTGGGTGAGTGTAAGCCATGCATTTACATATAATTTTATAACTGACTTAATGGAATTCTTTCCAGAACCTTACATTATTAATTACGATGGTAGACGTGCATGTACAAACGAAGTACGCACATTTGCTAATCGCGAAGAAACTCCAGAACTAGCAGCATTCTTTAGTGATTGGGATACTGATCACGCCAGACAGTTTTTTACTAATTTGACTGGTGTTGATTGTAGTGCTGGCAGGTTACGTGTCGAACTATGTCAAGATGGTCCTGGGTTTTATCTAGACCGTCATATTGATATTCCTGAAAAACTTATTACATTACAAATATACTTAGGCGGCGGAAGTGATAACTGGGGTACTAGTTTTTACGACCGTGATACAGGCGAACTAGTACATACTAATTTGTTTAAGCACAACACTGGCTGGTTAACTTGGGCATATGGGAATGTATTACACGGCGTTGAAAAAAATATGGTTGACGATACTCGCCGTAGTGTTATTATTAACTATGTTGCTGGAGACTGGAAGGATATAGATCAGTTATATTAATGGCACTGGCCGTTAACTAAACTAGTTGACAGACACCCTTGAAATATGCTATAGTGAAGCGTATACAACAAAGGTGGTTTATCATGACTATGCATCTAGAAAAAGCCCATATCACCACTACACGATATAACGGCAAGCAAAAGAAAAGCAAAAGCAAACGTCTAGCAAAGGCACAGGCGGATCACGAAGCCTGGCTAGAAAGCATGGGCGTTGGTAAGAACAAAGACGCACTGTATGATAAGTGGGGTAAACGTATTGGGCTAAATGAAATCCCAGACTATCGTGAACATCAAGCAACCGCTGCACTGAGCAATCGCGTTGCATGTCATGGTCCTGCACGTGAACAAGTAAAATACACTGGTGAACGTAAACTGTTGGGTGTGGCCACTATGCACAAATCTAACATGGTTCCAGTGTTTGCAGATCGCAAAGAAGATGCCAAAGAAATAGCAGCTATGCGTAGATGATCTTAGACGATTACGCAGCAGAGTTATTCTCTAAGAATATAAACATGATGGTGCCATATTATCTTATGGCATCATATGCTTATTATGTAGAAGATGATCCTATTTTTAGTGATGCGTTCTATGACAACTTGGCTAAAACTATACTAGAAGTATTGGATGACTTGGCACACCAACACAAGCACTTACTAAATACAGACATGTTAAAAGCAGGTAGCTTCGTAGGCGAGTACCCAAGTATCGTTAGCACTGCACTCGGAAGCCTGAGGAAACATCACGCCAATGTTAAAAAAACAAATAAGAATAGCAGTATGCTTTAGTTCAGAAGTACGTACTTTCAACGAAGGTAATGCTGAGTCTTGGCGTCAGTTCGTGTACGATCTTAAACAATTAGAATCTTGTATAGATGTAGATTTCTATGGACATACCTGGGATGACAATGAAATTCCCAGGGGGTTAGATTTTAAAAGTATACAAATAGATCCAGTAAAAGAAGTTATTAATGATTGGGTATTGGGTAAACCATTTTTGAGGGGATATTTAACTAGAGAAGATATACATTCTCCGTTAAATTTTGATAACATTTTTAATAGTACAAAACATGCAATAGGACAGCATGTCAGCGGTCTAAAGTCTTTGCTTATACCTGATAAAACTTATGATTTATATATAAAAGCAAGGTGGGACTCATACCTTACTCCTGATGTACATGAAGAAACTTCGATTGCTAAATTAGAAAACGGTATCAATAAGTTTTTATCTAGAGATCATCAACCAGCAGTGTTCTATCCTGTAAATCAATTTGGGGTAATGAATGACGTAATTATGATTTTCAATAATAAATTTGTCACTCTTTTGCATGAAAAAGGAGTGGATTATTTTATGGAACTGTTAGAACGTAACAATGGCATGATACAGCGTATGTCTCCCTCATTCCAAAGTCATAGCAATTGGGAATACATACTTACCCCAAACCATTATCCAGAATTAGCACGAGACACCTATCCAACAAAAGATGTATTTTATTTAGAAAAAATTCGGAGACCAAATGAAAGGTGACGGCCACCCCCAAAAATAATGACATTTTTTTCTAAAAAGTTCTTGACAAACCAAGACATATTGCTTATATTAGTATTGTAACAGAGAAAGAAAATATGATGACTGACAAGATTATCCTCACAGACTGCGACGGTGTGCTGCTAGACTGGGAGGCTGCGTTTCACGATTGGATGCGGGCTAAAGGCTACGACAAAGTTGTTGACGCTGTATATGACTTGAGTGTTGCTTATGGAATGCCCAAAGCAGAGGCTAAAGATCACGTTCGTGAATTTAACGAAAGTGCTTGGATGGCTTTCCTTCCTGCATTCCGTGATGCTCGTAGTGGTGTTGCAACGCTGGTTGAAGCAGGATACAAGTTTGTGTGTATTACTTCGCTAAGTTTGGATCCCAATGCTGCCAAACTGCGGATGAAGAACTTGGAAGATGTTTTTGGGAAGGGTGTGTTCACTGAGCTAATTTGCTTGGACACTGGCGCTGATAAAGACGAAGTACTGGTACGGTACACTGGGTCCGAACTATTTTGGATTGAAGATAAGCCAGAAAACGCGGCTTGCGGCACAAAGTTTGGCCTCAAGAGCTTGCTTATTTCTCACGCTCACAATGCAGATTACGTTAACGAAGATGTTGTGCGGGTAGCCGACTGGGCTGAAATTACCAAAGTTGTCCTTGGTTAGTTATAATTAATCTTCGTCGCCGTAAATGTGCAGTACAGCGGTGACTGCTTCGTGTCTTTCCACGTCTTCACGTTGGAATTCCACAATACCAAACATTTTATTTTGGCGTTGTTTTAGTCTCGCGATAAAATCCTTGAGACCGTTTTGTTCATATCCCCTATCATGTTGAGCTAGGTCACCAGTAACAACGATTCTACTACCTGTACCAATACGTGTTAGCAACATCTTCATCTGTGAGGGTGTTGCGTTTTGCATTTCGTCCGCAATAATAAATGCGTTCTTAAATGTGCGACCACGCATATAAGCCAATGGTGCAATCTCAATGATGTTGTCAGCAAGCATACTTTCAATCTGTAGTGGAGTGAAATATTCTTGGAATACGTCAAAGATTGGTCGTGTCCATGGAGCCATTTTTTCTTCCAATGTACCTGGAAGGAACCCGTGTTGTTCGTCAACACTTACCGCAGGACGGGTGACAACTATCTTTTCGATCTTGCCATTCTTTAGGGCACGAATTGCTGCAAGCACTGCTAACAGTGTCTTACCTGTGCCTGCTGGTCCCATCGCAAATACAATATACTTGTGATCATCGTCCAGCATTTCAATATAATCTTCTTGGCGGAGATTTTTTGGAATCATGGTAACATAACGCTGACGGCGTTTCATACCATTAAGTTGGATCACACCTTCTTCCTGGTGTTCTTGGTTTTTTGTTCTACGAGCTCTTTTAGCCATGTTAACTCCTATTAAGTTAATAACCCTACTGAGCTACCCGCACATGTATTTAACACCTTAAAATTTGAAATTAACACTACAGAAAAGTAAAAAGCATAAATAGTATTACAGAGGAAATATATTCATGGATCAAACAGATATCGTTAGTCAACTTGACAATAATATTAATAGCAACAGCGCATTAGAGACACTAATGCAGATTGACAATGTTCTTGAGCGGCTAAATGTGTATGCTTACAAGAACTGGATTGAAGGTGAGGTTGTTGAAGGCCCACGCATTGAACGTTACTGGGTTACAGTAACAATAATGTATCCATATAAGTTAATGCCAGACCCAAGTGGTGCTGAACGTATCATTGATTTTGGTGGCAAAGTATATTATGCTAAAGACAAGCTAGTAACCGCAGCAAAGCTGGTTGATCCAGAAGATCGTGATATTGTAGATGGTGGCGATGGCTTGCGTCCAGGTAAACCACGTGCTAAGAAAATTGAACGTCCAGTCTGGCTAGTCACAATCGAACTACCACGTGGTCCAATGGATGATTTAGTAACAGCTAAGAAACAAACAGACGATATGAATATTGATTCTGATGCGGTAGAAAACGCATATGATGATGGATTGGGTGATGAAGATGCAATCAGAGCAGAATAATAAAAAACTAGACGAGGCAATTCAGTCAAACGATCTAAAAGCACTTATTGATCCAGTAATCAGTATTGATCAATACAAGAGCAAAGTTGCAGATGACGATAAGGCAGTCGTAGTTGCAGTAAAAATTAACGGCATCTATCCAGCACAGGATCTAAGTCATTTTTTGGAAACAGGCTTTCCAGAAGCAATGGATGTAGATATTTCCCCAGGCCCTAACGACAAGGGTCTTTACACAGTGTTTATAGAGTTTAAACGCGACAGCAAATTATTCAGTAACCTAGATCGTATGCTAGAGGACATCAAGCAAGTAGACAATGAAATCAACGAATGGACTTTTATTAGTTACGAGAATAAGTCTCCGCAATTGTGGAGTGCTGAAGCGTTTAATACCAGCGTAGTATCTGATAGCTATGAATATGTCAAGCGTCATAATAAAGATGCTGCGGCTATCAGTGAACGTATAAAGTTTTTGAACAAATATTAATGGCTAAAGAAGACGGAATTAAATTTAAAGGCAAAATTATTGAATGTTTGCCTAATGCCATGTTTAAAGTAGAGCTTGAGAACAAGCATGTAGTAATTGGCATTATTAGCGGCAAGATCCGTAGATTCAATATTAACATATTACTCGGTGATATGGTAGAAGTAGAAATGACACCATATGATCTTAATAAGGGTAGAATTACATACAGGTTCAAGTAATGGGTTTATTAATAGGATTCTTTAACAGAATTAAAATATACCTGATAATGCTGGCATTATTGGGTGCAGCGTCCTATGCTGCATATTACTATTATAATGATACCCAAGCAAAACTAGCACAGTATGCAGCTAACCAAGCACGTCTTGAAATCGCATTAGAAACACAACGAGCGGCAACTGCGGCACTACAACAAAATATACAAGTAATGCAAACAACTGTTCGTACATTAAATCAGCAATTTGCTGATAGTCGTAGAACGGTGCAAGACCTAGAGAGAAGATTTAACGAGACAAGTGCTGGGCAACAGCGTGATTTTGGCGCACTGGCAGCGGCAAGACCAGGGCTTGTTCAAACGATAGTAAATACAGCGACACAAGATGTGTTTAAGTGTTTTGAACAAATTTCAGGCGCTAATGTGGAGACTGACAGTGACTTATACAAAAATTGCGATAGCATTAGTAGCAGCACTAACACTAACGGCGTGCAGTAAACCTGTTGAGCCAATAGTTGTTGATCAGCGACCAATTGAAAAGCCTGTGATAGTTCTGCCACCTGTTGATGAATTTAACTCTAGAACTGTAGAATGGATTGTTGTTACCCCAGACAACATAGAACAAGTATTTAAAGATTTAGAAGACTCCGGACAGCACATAGTATTGATAGCATTAACCAGCGATGGTTATGAACGTCTATCATTAAATATGGCAGACTTGCTAAAATTAGTTCAACAACAAAGAGCAATAATAGCAGCCTACCAACGATACTATGAAGCACAGCCGTAATCGTAATCCCTGGGATATTTTAGGAATATCAGAAAACGCTTCACAGGAAGAAATCCGCGAAGCGTTTAAGCGTCTCGCAATGAAATACCACCCTGACAGAGATAGTGGTGATTTGGAAACATTTAAAATTATAAACGCAGCCTACAACAAGTTAAAAAATAATCAGATGGTGCCTATTGTTAAAGCCCCTGAAACAAAACTAGTGAATCTAAAGCTAACACTAAAACAGCAAATAGAAGGCGTTAACGACTATGTTGATGTAGACGGAGTGCTACTTAAAGTAAAAATACGTCCAGGTGCACAAGTTAACGAGAAGATAAAAGTCCGTGGCGACAGTCAAAATTTTATATTAAATATTAAAGAACAAGCACATAAAGACTTTACAAGACACGGATTTAGTCTTATAATGGAATATGAATTAGATTTAATTGAAGCCATGCTGGGTAGAAACATAAGTATAGTAGGTCCCACGGATGAACTATTGGAAATATCCATACCAGCTGGAGCAACCACTGGATATATCTTGACAATACCGGAGCAAGGCATGTATAATAGAAGAACAAACAAACGCGGTAATCTCAACATACATTTACGGTTAAGAGTACCAATACTAGATACAAACGATAAAATAGAAGAGTTTATTACAAGGCTAAAGAATGTCAGAAATTGAAAATATTGTCCTACAGTCAATCAACTTGGCTAAAAAACTACGTCACCAATACGTAACAATCGAACACTTGACAATCGTTGTCATGGACGATGTTTCAGTACGTGCTATGTGCTATGAAGTTCAAGCAGATTGTGTGGGTATTCAGGAATCTCTTCTAGAGTATTTGAAGCAAGATTGTACTGAACTAGAAGGCGCTCCTGATGAAGAGATTCAGCCGCGTAAAACACAGATGCTTGAGCGTGTATTTAATCGTGCGTTAACACAAGCACTATTTCAAGGTAAACAAGCTATCAATCAGATAGATTTGCTACAAAGTATTTTGAGTGAAGATAACAGCGCAGCAAGTCTTTTCAGTGCCGAAATGGGACTTGATCGTATCTCAATTATTGACTGGTTGCGCGATGTTCATCTACCGCAGCAGATGGAGTTTGAAGATCGTATGAGTCAGTTGACTGACGAAGAGCGTGAGGAACAAGACGAGTTTGGGCCTCCGGAATACCGAAAAGTAGTTTCAAACAATAAGCAACGGCAACGTGCTCGTAATACAAACAAAACAAGTCAAGCCTGGGACGTACTATCACAATTCACAGTTAACATGAATCAAGTAAGTCCTGAATACGACGATGTTGTTGGTCGTCGTGAAGAACTACGTGATCTTGTACAAACACTTTCCCGTAAGAAAAAATCCAACGCTATCCTTGTCGGCCCAAGTGGGGTAGGTAAAACTGCTATTGTCGAGGGACTTGCTAAACTTATCGTTGAAGGCAATGTTCCAGGAGTAATGGAAAAGTATACTGTACTATCACTAGATATGGGAAAGCTAGTTGCTGGAACAAAATATCGTGGTGACTTTGAAGAACGTATGAAGAACTTGGTCGAGGCACTTGAACTAGTTGACGATGTGATCCTGTTTATTGACGAAATCCATATGGTTATCGGTGCCGGTAGTACTGGTGGCGGCGCCATGGACGCTGGCAACATGATTAAACCAGCACTAAGCGGCGGCACACTAAAAGTAATCGGTGCAACTACAGATGAAGAATTCCGTAAGATTTTTGAGAAGGAAAGCGCACTTGCCCGCCGCTTTACTAAAATCAACGTTGGTGAACCAAGTGTAGAAGAAGCAAAAGAAATCCTACGTAATACTATTGTGAGTTACGAAGTACACCATGGATTTGATATTGATCCTGAAGCATGTGACTTGGCAGTTGACCTGACCGCTGAATATGTGTTTAACAAAAAACTACCAGACAAAGCATTTGATATCATTGACCGTGCGTGTGCGTATAATAAGATTCTACCAAGTGATCAACAAGTATCAATTATTAGTGCTACAGAAATTCGTAATGAAGTAGCACGTACAGTTGGTATTCCAGCAGAGCATTTGGGTAACCAAACTGAGGAGCATACCATTAATAAGCACGGACACGTTGAGGACTATCTCAAAGGCACAGTGTTTGGTCAAGATGCAGCTATTATTCGTGTATGTGATGCTATTACTGTTAGCATGGCAGGACTAAAAGATCCTACTAAGCCAGTTGGCTCATTCTTGTTTACTGGACCTACTGGTGTTGGTAAAACAGAACTCGCAAAACGTTTGGCACAAGCTATGGGTATGAAACTTGTGCGTTACGACATGGCTGAATATCAGGAGCGTCACACTGTAAGTAAACTTATTGGTAGCCCTCCAGGATATGTAGGACATGGTGACGGCAAAGCTGGCGATGGTTTGCTTATCAGCAACCTTGAAGATAGTCCAAACTGTGTGTTGCTACTAGACGAAGTTGAAAAAGCACACCCAGACATTATGACTGTTCTACTGTCACTACTTGATGAGGGTGTTATTACCAGCAGCACAGGTAAAAAAGTAAGTGCCAAGAACGCTATCATTATAATGACCAGTAACCTTGGCGCTCGTGAAGGCGCAACTAAATCTATTGGATTTAGCGACAAGACATACAACTCTAAAGCAGTTGACGATGCAATCAACAACTTCTTTGCTCCTGAATTCCGCAACCGTTTGGATGCTATTGTTCGCTTTAATGCACTACGGCCAGAGAATATGCAACGTATCGTTGTTAAGTTCTTGGGTCAAATTGAAGGCTTGACAGCAGGCCGTAATATTGAACTAACCTGGACGCAGGATTTGAAAGACTATTTGGAAAAAGAAGGCTTTGATCCAGCAATGGGCGCTCGCCCACTAGCACGACTAATTAACGAGAAAGTTAAACTACCACTGGCCAAGTTTATGATGGAGCATGGAGAAATCCATAATTCAAAGTTTACTGTAAACTGGGATGGCACCCAGACTATTATCACTGTGAAGAGTGATAGAAAACCAGAGGCTTTAATTGATGCAAGACCTGACCCAACATCCTAAATGGGTGCAAAGTAATAAACTATATTACGGAAAATATGAGTGTGCGATTACTATTGGACCGTACACTCAATATAACTATGTAAATTTACAACACTATATTATTCCAAATCGCAAAGCAAGTGATGATATTAGTCATAGAACACGCCGTCTTATGAACTTAAATTTTTCTCATACACAGCAAAGCGATGATATAAAGTTTCACTACAGGCTAACAGTTTATACAAGTCACCGCGGGTTTGTAGATTGGATTGTATACCAAAGCGGATATCCTATTGAAAGTATTATTTCACCAATTAACGCAGACCATGCCAAGATTATTCAAAATTTAGATGACAAAAGTGAATTCAGAAAACAACTGTATCATGGAAAGTATAAATTTAGAATAAATGCATCGCGTCCGTGGCGTAGTAATACCACTGATGAGGAAATGATTGCAGCCTATGACTGGGCAATGGATCAATTTGATACCACTGATAACAAAATACTGCGCCGCGCTGGGGGATATTATAATTATAGATACACTGGACGCCGTATGACTACCATACCTTATATCTACACTAATAACGAGGCAGCTATTATGTTGTTTAAAATGGCGTTCAGTAACACACTCAGCATTAAAGTAACACGTGCAATAACACTAGACAGTTTAGACTGAGCTTTTTTAATAAATACTATTATTAAAGGAGAGCTCACAAATGGCAAAAATTAACGAGTCTATTATCGTTGTTAAAGTTAGTAAGCTAGTAAAAGATTCAGATACTAGTCGTCCAGCCTTAGATGCGGACGCATTAGCACAGCTAGAAGAAGTTATTAAAACTCTAGCTGATGAAGGTTCACTGGTTGAAATTGAGACTATGGATAACAACGGATAACAAGACATGGCAAGCAGCACAATAATATTATCAAATCAAACGCAAATGTCGTACACTGGAGATAAAGCTCGCGGTGACGGCTTTTATGGCTTTGCGGATGGTTTACACACGGTAAGTTTCCACGTAACAAACTTCACTGGCCGTATTTACTTACAGGCAACACTGTTAGAAAATCCTACAGAAGAAGATTGGTTCTTTATTCAATTACAGCAAGACACGGCACATATTGAGTGGGACAATGAATCAGAAACACTTGGTACAAGTTTTATTGGAAACTTCGTTTATATTAGGACTGTTGTCGATAGAAGCTACTTAATAGATCAAAACTATAACCCATCAGTTCATGGATTAGTTGACAAAGTAGTATTAATGATTTAATGGGGGTAGTAAAAATTGGCAATTAAGGCGTATAATAGTAATACTGGCAATAGTATTATTGATACTAGTATTAAATTTGTTGAGGGCGACATGCTGGCATTTGATGCTAGAAAAAACTTGTTTGTTCGCACAACACGGGCAGAAATAGCAACCGTAGACTTAACTGGATACGCTACACTTGCACAAGTACAGTCACTTATTGATAGTATAGACGCTGGAGCAGCGACATCTATAGACTGGACAAATGTTACTAACAAACCAACGATCCCAAGTGTTGACGGATTGGCTAGCGAAACATTTGTAACGCAACAAATTGCGCTCAACCAGCCAGATTTAACTTCATATACTACTAAAACATATGTTGATACAGCCATTGCCGCAGCACTAACTGGCGCTAGCGGGGGTGATCTTTCAAGCTATTATACTAAAACTGAAGTAGATAACCTACTAGCAAACTATCAACCCACTGTAGATCTATCAGGATATGCTACAACTGGATATGTCGCTAATCAATTAACAGCGTTCCAACCAAAATTTGATCTATCACTTTATGCAACAAAAGCATATGTTGCTGGAGAAGTGTTTAGCGGCGACTATAATGATCTAACCAACAAGCCAACACTGTTTACTGGAAACTACAACGACTTGTATAATAAGCCAACTATTTTTAGTGGCAACTATCAGGACCTATACAATCAGCCAATTATTCCAAGTACAGATGGTTTAGCGAGTATTGCTTATGTTGATCAGCAGATTGCCAACGTAGCAACTGGAGGCACTGTTGACCTAAGCGGATATGTAACTGACACTGAACTAGCAACTGCTCTTGCTGGTTATCAACCAACTGTTGACCTAAGCGAATATTACACAAGTGTACAAGTCGATGCAATGTTTGCAACGGCACTGACACCACATTTTAGTGGTGATTACAATGATTTAATCAATACGCCAACTATCCCAAGTTTAACTGGATATGCTACCCAGACATATGTTGACAACGCAGTCGCAAACATCAGCGGCGGCAACGGCGGATCAGTTGATCTTACTGGTTATGCTACCCAGACATATGTACAACAGCAATTAAGTGCAGCAACACTTGGAGCAATTGCAAACGTTGGCGACTTAAATGATGTTGCCATTGATACTAATCTTGACGCATTGCACCAAGCATTAATATGGAACGGTGTTAACAATCTCTGGGAAAACGTTGACCTAGAAGATACATTTGCTACAAAGGTTTATGTTACTGAACAGCTAGCAAACATTCTAAGTAACGGACAGATAACACTTGACGGTTATGCCACTGAGTCTTATGTAACACAAAAGCTACTGGAACGTGGTGATCACTTTAGTGGTAACTATAACGACCTAGTCAACCGTCCAATTCTTTTCAGTGGTGATTATCGTGATCTAATTAACGCACCAGCAGACAACAGCGATCTGAGACTTATGTTAGTTGGTGATGAACTACAGTTACTAAACATTGAGCCTGAACCAGATACCGTTATTAGTAGAATTACACTAGATGATCTAGGTACAGCGGTGTCAGCTTATATTGACTACAATCAAGTAAGTAACTTACCAGACATTTTTAGTGGTGACTACAATGATCTAGTTAACCGCCCAATACTATTCAGTGGTAACTACAATGACCTAGCAAACAAGCCATACATTCCAAGTATTGCTGGCTTGGCTACTGAAACATATGTTAACAACAAACACGCTGAACCAACTATCTATGGTGATAAAACATTCAAAGGCAGCGTAACATTTGAAAGTTTCACACTGCAAAAAATTAGTACTGTTAGCCATACTGCCGCTATCAAGAATATGGTTATGGCGATCCGCACAACTAATGCTATTCCAACAGAAGTACTATTAAATGGTGGCAGCAGAATTACTATTGCCAGTGGCACAACTGCGATGTTTAAAATTACGTTTGTTGCAACCAGCGGGGCTGACTCAGCAAGTTTTGTTGTACGTGGTATTATTGACAACAACAGTGCTGGCCTAAGGCTAATTGGTTCAAACATTACAGAGACAATTGCTGACAGCGATCAAACTTGGTCAGGCGCGGCAAGTGCTAACATTGTAAACGATAGCTTAAAAATTGTAGTCACAGGCAGCGATGCAACCACAGTTGACTGGACAGTGTTTGTAGAACTAAATGAAGTAGTAAGATAAATAAGCATAAGCGTAACAACGCAGATTTTTAAAAAGGAGTCATTATAATGGCAACACGTAACCCAGCAAACGTTATCCGGTTTAATGTAGGTAACTTTGGCGCACCAGTAAGCGTTTATTTAATTGGAAATGCAGCAGGCGCAGACGCACAAGTAGCACCGGGCGAAGACATGGAAGCATTTGTAGAAGCAGTACAAAAGCGTGGCATTACGCTAGCTATTGGTGCATACAATGCAGGCGCATTCCGCATTTATGTTGAGAACTCAGGATGGGACGCAGCAACACTTGAAACAGCAGTACAAGCAGTTGGCGGTGTTTTTGCAGCAGCTACAGTAGCAGACGCAACACTGTAATAATTGCTCTCCAACTGAGAGTGGCCCAAGCCCAGTGTTTCCACTGGGCTTTTCCATGGATATCAGCTAAATACATATAATTACGGGGGTAACACATGCATTATGGCAATACGAGATCTAGGTCCAATGGATTTGAATAAAGACGGAACGATAAGTAAATGGGAATTATTCCCATATTGGTTTGATAGACTACGTCTATTTCCACGTGCATTCATTACAATGTACATGTATATGTTCTATCGTGTAGTAGAATGGTTTATGGCATTGCCAGACCCAACTATGGAACAAGCTGGACTTGTAAGCGTAGTAACTGGCGCAGGTGCAGCATGGTTTGGACTTTATGTAAATAGTGGTAATATCACCCCTGGACCAATTGTAGTACAATCAACTACAACACCAACAGTTGCAGCAAGATCAACTAATAGTACTAGAAGGCAGTCAAATAGATCAAGAACAACAGAGCCAGCAATTGCTCCAATTGATGACGACGACATAACGGAAAACCCACACGGTTAAAAAAGGATTATCAATGTTTTATCAAAATCACATACAACTAAAGACTTCAGAAATGCTAGACGCCGTGTCTGCAAAACAATGGTATCAGACAGTGAAAAGTTTTGGGCCTGAAAATATAACATACAGTTATCAGATGGGAGGAAACTTTATTGCTATGGAGTACGGTATATGTGATGATTGTGAATTTCAACACACATATGTTGTACCGCTAGTTCGCAATTTAACAGAAACAGAAGCAGCATTTATTGTACAGGCATGGGAATACTTATACGATGGTGACTTTGATATTGAACTAAGTAGCAACTACGATGCGGGTATGCTTGGTAACACTGATATGGAACTTAGTGTAGATGAAGAAACAAAGACTCAAGCGATAGCAGAGATGAGCAAATGGAATCACAATCGTTGGGTTGACAGCATGGTGAATGAAGGCTGGCGACATGGTCCGTATTTCAGCAACAACAATAAGATACACCCAGCATTGCGTAGTTGGGACATGCTACCAGAAAACCATCGTAGATCACCAAGTTTTACTGATGCTGAAATTATACAATGGGTAATGCGAAATAAATCTTGACAGGCAAGATATATTACTATATATTGGTAATATAATCATTTAGGAGTATGTCATGAACTGTGTCGTAACAGAACCCGGACTTTGTCACTTTCCACACGGACAAAAAATGTTTAATCAAAACGTACACCGTGTAGGCTTTGCCTGCAAATATATGCATCCGGATCAAAGCCTCAAGAAAAAATTACTTGAGGAGATCCAACGTGAATACAGTGAACGCAGTACTACTATTACATGGTTGAATAGACAGCCACGTGATGTAGCTGAAGAGCGTCTGTACGATATTTCACTACACAATGTTACAGCACTCGAAAGGATGATTCGTTATGTCGGTAGCCTCCCTCCAGAGCAACGTATGGTCCGCATTGGGTCCAATCAGCTTCCTGCTTATACTGAGCGTAGCTGGTCTTATTTTTATAGGCAGTCAGATATCCAGGAACGGCTCCAGCGAGCATACGCGAATGTGGGCGAAGTCGCTCGTAGCCTTGATGTACGCCTGTCTATGCACCCTGGGCAGTTTACTGTGTTGGCTAGCGATAATCCAGAAATTGTAAATAATAGCATAGAGGAGTTTGAATACCATGCGGATCTCATCAGGTGGATGGGCTACGGTAAAAGTTGGCAAGACTTCAAGTGTAACGTCCACATCTCCGGTAGACAAGGTCCAGCCGGTATCAAAGCAGTCCTTCCAAGACTGTCTACAGAAGCACGAAACACTATTACTATCGAGAACGACGAAAACTCGTGGGGACTCGACGCAAGCCTAGAACTAGCATCTGATGTAGCATTGGTTCTAGACATTCATCATCATTGGTGCCACAGTGGAGGAGAATACATTGAACCAACGGACGATAGGGTTAAACACATTATTGATAGCTGGCGCGGTGTGCGTCCCGTTATTCACTACAGCGTATCTAGAGAGGATCTACTGGCCGGCGAAGCAACAGACGTCCGTCCAGACTTTGGATCCTTGCTTAGTCGAGGATTTAAAAAGGCAAAACTTCGCGCACACAGCGACTACATGTGGAACACCGCAGTCAACGAATGGGCTGGAACATTTAGAGATGCATTCGACATCATGGTAGAGGCAAAGTGTAAAAACTTGGCTAGTATACCGTTCGAGGAGGCAGCACGTTAATGGGTAGAGATATTTGGGTAATCAGTGACACCCATTTTAATCATGCCAATATGCTAAAGTTCACAGACTGGACAGGGGAGTTGACCCGTCCTGGATTTCGTGATGTAGAACACATGGACGAAATGATGATGGACAACTGGAACAGTGTAGTGAAGCCAGGTGATAAAGTTTATCACTTGGGGGATGTCGTAATGGGTCCAGATCCTGAAGGTTGGATGAAAAAGAACTGGCCCAAGTTGCACGGACAAAAACGTTTGGTTGTAGGTAATCACGATGACATTAAAATGCTGGCACGTGGTGGTTGGTTTAGCAAAGTGGAACTATGGCGTCCTTTCATGGAATTCGGCCTACTGTTCAGTCACGTACCGCTGCACGAAGGTAGCCTACTTCGTCCCAAAAAATCAGATGGTGATACCCCAGTTGACAAGGATGATATGGACGCATGGACGACTGTATTAAATATACATGGACATATACACAGCAATCCTAGCCCAACAGGCCCTTATCGTTGTGTATGTGTAGAACAAATTAATTATACACCAATCAATATTGAAGAATTGAGAATTTGGTAAATGAGTGAATGGATAAAAAGAGTAATGAATAATTCAGCAAACGACATATTTAACGCATACATTGCTGCCTGGAACGATCGTGACACATATGAACTTGGTCTTATGTTTGACGAAAACGTGACACTGCGCGACTGGGAAGTAGAAGTCACTGGTCGTGACAGCGTGATTGGTGCAAACGCAAATATCTGGGCGGCTGTTCCTGATATTAAAATTCGTATCAAGCATACGGCATTTAATCCTGAAACACGCAAACTGTTTGCACGTATTCAGGTGTTTAGTAAAGAACAAGAATTTACGCTAAACGTAATTGATGTACTGACTTTTGACAATGGCAAAATTAAACAAGTTAGTGCCTATAAACAGTAGATGAAATATATATTAAATTGGCCAAGCGGAGCCGGCGGAGATTTCTTGCTAGCACTGATGTTTTTGGCAAAAAATATAGACGCTGAAACATTTATGCTTCCTAGATTGAATCTATGGGGACATGGATCACATTCTGTATTAAAATATCGTACGTTTAAAATCGCTCAAGACTTTGACAAGCAGCAAAAATTACTAAACGAAATGCCACATGGACATGTTATGCAAAGTCATGTCATGAATCAAGCAACTTTAAATTTAGATAATGTTCGTGTAGTTAATGTATTTGCTCCTAATGTTTTCGTGGAAGCATATGTTGGACTGCTATATAAAATAAAAACGGTTGCATTACCAGAAGACGATATTAAAACTATATATCCGGAGAACGGCTATCTTAATTTTGCAGTTAACATAGATTATTACAAATTATTTGAATTGTGTGATGATGGAGAAATAGAAAAACTGTATAATGCATTCGATGCCAAAATTGAAAATATAACGCAAATTAAAAAAATTTTAAAATTATATCATGCATTGAATGAATCTATACTTAGATTAAGACTTACAGAAGAATTGGTTAATAGAAAATTAACTGTTGATATACGTTCGCTGGATGATATAGAATTTTGGCTATCACAACCACTAGGTAAAACTCTTGAAGATCAAGAAGCAATCGTCAAACAAATAAGCACGTATAAACAATAATGAGACGCCCAGGTTGGACATTTAATATACGGGACAAGATACGTATTGATCGCTATGGTCAACTTGACAGAAATAGAACAATTGAGAAAGAAATGGCCACGTGGCTTCATAACAGTAGTACTGGCTACTATGAATACAATTTTCCTGAACTAACTATTTTCCTGGAAGATTCAGAAGACGCAATGCTGTTCAAACTAAAATTTGGCGATTATATTGAATCAGCATAAATACCCATAGTAAAGGGTATATCGCCATGAAAATAGACGAAATCTATAAATTAAAACGGTTAGCTGGTATTATTGACAAAGAAGGCAATACTGTTGACGGTGACGATGAGTCAAACATTAGTATTGTTGGTTCTGAAAAGGGCCGCTATCAGCGTGAGAAAAACATTAGGCCAGGAACTCCTGAGTGGTTTAAGCTCTGGTTCTCAAAGCCTTATCTGACAGGCGAAAAACCAATGGATAAAGATAAATGAGAATTACAGAAGTAGACACTCCAGTAACACAGCCACAACTTGATGCACTTGAAAAAGTGTTGGATCGAGTATTTTCTCAACTAGGAATTGATGTTGAATTTACACGACACTTCCTAGACCGTGTTAATGATGAACGTAACATTAAACAAATTACACTTAGTGAGCTTGGACAGCTATTTAAAAAAGAATTTATGAAATGGGGTAAACCCATTGCACGTCTTGGCCCAGATGCTGAAGCCGTTATGAAGGACTTATCTAGCGATATTAATATTCCCTTCGCGCTAAACTGGAACAAGGGAAGCGGTATGCTTGAACTGGTAGCCAAGACTGTAATGCGCAAAAAGAACTTCCGTACACCAAACAAAGAGTTTCCTGTTGAAAGTGTCATGGAAGCTGAAGGTAAAAATACACACCTTGAGCATTTGGAAGATGAAATTATTAATGCTGGCCATGATGGAGCACAGCGCACTATCGCTTACCTAAAAAGTTTAGAGAGTATGTTACAAGGACACGGTGGTAAAGGAACAAACGTTACCGTTAAGTGGGATGGCGCACCAGCAATTATTTGTGGTATTGATCCAGAAGATGGCAAGTTCTTTGTAGGCACCAAGGGCGTGTTTGCTAAAAGTCCAAAGCTAATCAAATCAGTGCAAGATGTTGAACAGTTCTTCCCAGATCAACAGGAACAAGGCGATCGTGCAAATCTACGTAACAAACTAAAAATTGCGTTTACTAGCCTAAGCAAGCTAGGCATAGAGGGCGTTATGCAAGGCGATCTATTGTTTACTCCAGACAGTTTAAAAACAGTTGATATTGCTGGTGATTCATACGTAGCATTTAAGCCAAACACCATTACATACGCAGTACCATTAGGCAGTGATCTAGCAACACGTATTCAAAACAGTGCAATGGGTATTATTTTCCATACACGTTACAGTGGCGGTGAAACATTAGCTGACATGAGTGCAAGTTTTGACGTTAATGTTGACAAGTTTAAAAATGCGCCCGGCATCTTTGTTGACGATGCTTACTACAAAGACTTGACGGGTGTTGCTACATTAACAACACAGGAAGATGCTGCACTGCGTAAAGCCATTGCAGATGCTGAAAGTTATCTAGGCGCACTTGATGATCGCACATTTGGCATATTAAGTAATAGTCCAATCCAAAGTATTGGTGTTGAACTAAAAGCACATATCAACAGTTATGTGCGTGGTGGTAGTTTCGAACAGGATCCACAGAAATTCGTCGCTGACTTTGTAAAGCGTGTCAATGAAAAAGCAGCGAAAAAAATGTCTGGACTAAAAACTGGTCCAGAAGGTGCAGCAGGGCAACGTCTTGCACAAGCAACAGAACAAGCCGTTCAATGGGTCAACGACAATACTGCACAACTTGTCGCTATGTATGGTTTGTATATGAGAATTATTGCCGCAAAATTATTAATTGTTAAAAAACTACGCGGCATTGGTAGTATCGAGAGCTTCTTGCAGCAAGGAGACGGAAGCTACAAAGTGACATCACCAGAAGGTTATGTTGCAATTGACCATCTAGGTAATGCAGTAAAGCTCGTCGACCGACTAGAGTTTAGTGCTGCGAATTTTGGAGATAAGGAATTCGGATAATGAGAGAATATATTTTATGTGCGTCAATGCACTTGAAGACACTTGAAGATATGGTTTGGTACGTAAACCAACATGCAGACTTTCCAGATACTGAGGGAACCAGTATTTCAATGCTACGTTGCACAGAAGAAGACCCAGACGTTATTGAAACGTTTGATGCATTTCTTGCTAAACATGACTTAGAAGAGCAAGTATGGGTAAATAAGCTGGCGTTTGGATTACATTTTAGTTGTGACCTATTGTGGGCTGATGTATCAAATGAATTTAATTTCAATGCGCTAATTGCTGAAGCAGGACTGAAAAAAGCACTGGTCTTTACTTCATATGAAGAATCACCAAAATTTAATGATTTTGTTAATATGGTTATGGAATTCCAGAATGACCTAGACACCTTTGAAGAAACTAAAGAAGAAATTTTAAGATATAACGATGTCATTGGCCATATTCTCAGAGAGCATGGAATTGAACCAGACATGATAGACGTTATGACTCTTAGCTTAGGTAACCCTGATCCAGAATCACATAGTTCTGAAGAATATAGTAAAATAGCAGCACATATCGGTGCGCCAGAAATGCCAAATTGGGCAGAAATGTTAAGCGACATTCCTAATATTCCTAACTCTGATACTGACAATACTTATCCTGAAGAATTAAACAGTAACATGATATTCGAACTTAAGACTGATTCAGAAAATCCAACACAAGAGTAATTAATGCCAGAAGTTTTTATTTTGGGTTGTTATAGTGGATCACCCGTTAGACAACTTACACATTTTGTTAACCGACATGAAGGTATGTTCTGTGCCGAAATAGAAGCATATGGTATATATGGAAACACTGAAACAGTATGGTACTACGGGCGTGATACTTTTGAAGAATATACTGCTTCAATAAATTATGATGGCAGTAAATCTTTAGCAGTATCACTTCGCCCTGAACCAGATTTATGGGCAGATATTTTCGCTGAGGAATTTAAACCAATAGGTGTTGGCAGCAACGTATCAAAAATACTGATATTTACCATACCAGATTCTCCTGAATCAGACGCCATGTTTGATCGTATTTGGAAAATATCAGAAGTATCAGATGTATTGTATTATGAGTCTATTCCTATTATGATAGGAACAAATGCTGAATATAATTTAGAAATACCTGAAAGATTTGAAATCTTTCAATCTGTACACCCATTTGAGTATGGCTTTGTTGATATGATAAAGATTCTAAACAAGGATGAATCTGAATACCATAAAATGTTGGAATTTCTAGGACTTAAACCATTGCCAAATTGGACAGAAATCATTGACTATGTTAATGACCAGTTCTTTAATACCAGTTTAAAAACATTTTAAATAAATACATACATGAAGATTAGTGATATCATATCAGAAGGTGTGGGTCGAATAGTGAGTGGTGTTAATACTACTGTCGACGTTAAACCTGGTGAAACTGAACGCCAAGCTAAAAAGTTTTTTGGTGGCGACGGCAGACCCAAGGCCTTGGCAGGTAATAACACCCACAAGTTATACAACATGGGATTAGTTGGCGAGGATTAAAAATGTATACAGACGCATTTGTAGAGTTTTATGTAGCAAAGATTAAAGAACACGAAGCAGCGAGGATGTCTACAAATGATCGAAATATGTTTTGGCGAGAATACTGGGAAAATAAAAAATGAAAATAAATGAATTTAATGAGGGCAAGAACCCACTATTTAAGATTAATAAGTTTCTGGACGATAAAAAGAAACGTGAAGAGTATGCTCGCAAGCTACAACAACAGCGTGATGCTGAAGATAAAGAAAAGGTTGAGGAAGATTTGTCTTCGCTGCCTCCACTAGCAGACCTTATCGTTATGGCAGTTGTTGGACAAACTACAGTAGCAGCATTGAAGGCGGCTTGGAAAACTGGCAAGTATGCGCTAAAGTTGAAACGTCTTGCCGACAAAGCAGGTGTAAAACTCAACAATGCTGTTATGGGTGAATCAAATCCATTTACTGATGCCAGAATGAATGCTATTAAAGCAGGTAAAAAAGAGTTTACTGTAAACGGTAAAAAGTATCAGGTAACTGGTGATACAAGTGATGAACGAGAAGCTATAGAATTAGACGAAGACATACCAGACATGGCACCGGTATATAGAAACATAAAATCAGGTATAAATGATGCATATGGTACAATAGACGAACTTGATTTTATAATCTTAAAATTACAAAAAACCATTGCAGAAGAATATGGGGAAGATGATGTACCAGATGAGTATCTAAAACCATTGAATTTCATTACTAATACGAGCCAAAAAATTACTAGTGCATTACGTCATATTGCAGATATTGCAAAAAATGATGAAATATTTGAAGCAGTAAACCGTGATGAATATACAGCAACCCTAGCAGCAAAACAAAACGATAAATTCTTTGCGGCAGCACTAGCAGCACTAGATCGTCTTGTAAAGAGCGATCCACGTGGTCAAGACGTTGGCGGTTATGC